CGTCACCTGCGCGATCGTCGTGGCCCCCGTCGACGTGGTCTCGACGAGGTGGGCGTCCTCGGCCCCGAGCGCCGAGCCGTCGGCCAGCCAGTCGATCCACTGCCACGTTCGGCGAAGCCAGGAGTTGAACCCGGGCGCGTCGGTCGGTACGCCGGGCGTGAACCCCTCAGCCGCGAGCGCAGCGACGGCCGCATCGTCGAGCCGGGACTGTCCGTCCCACGGCTGGCCGGGGTCGGTGTACAGCCCCGCGGACGCCCATTCGTCGAGCTCGGTCGATGGCCTTGGCATCGGCCGACTCTACCCGATCGCGGCGCGGTAGGACCAAGGGGCCAGCACGCCGGCCGTTCCGCCCCCGCTGTACGACCACGACGCAACCGGGGACACGGAGCCCGGCGAAGCCGCGTAGTCCCACCCGGCGGTGGTCGACGACGACCACGTCTCGAGCCACGCGCCGACTCCGGCCGGAGGCATGTCGGCCATTACGTCGAGCATCAGCGCCCAGCGGTTCGGGTCGAGGTCCGGGACCGTAAGCACGAACGACGCCGGCGCCGGCTCGCGGTACTGCACCGTTGCCCCGTCGGGAGCGATTCGGATCGCGACGTCGATGATCTCGTCCGCCGCGCCCGACGTCACGCGCGACAGCGCCTCGGCGATGATGGCGAGCCGGTAGTCATCGTCGGTCGTCCAGCCGCTGCGCGGGAGGTTCACGAGCGCGCCGATCTGATCGAGGTACGTCCCGACGGCCGTCCCCACGTAGCGCTGAACCTCGAACTGTCCGGTGACCTGTTCGACGTCGCCGAACGCTCCGCCGAGTGCGGTCGCGTAGGCGACCCACGTCTCCGTGACGTCGTATTGCTTCCAGATGCGTTCGATCGCCGTCGCCACCGCATCGAGGTCGCCAGGCGGGATCGCGGCGCGCTGGTCGTCGAGCGCGTCGGGGTCGGGTGAGTTCCACAGCGTGGCCGAACCCCACGCCGAACCCCACAGGAATCCCCACGTCGAGGTCACGCGGCCCTCCGACGGAGCAGGCGCATGCGCCGAAACATGACGTCGATCGAACCGGTGTTCGACACACCGCTTGCGGCGACGAGCGCAACGCGGGTGTTGCGGTGATTGTAGACGTCGACCCAGTTCGGGCTCGACTGCGACGACGCACGGAATCCGACGCTCGTCAGCGACGCGAACGTCGGCCACCCGCCGGAGTACAACCCGCTGAAGCCGAGCAAGCCGCGCGGTCCAAAGTGCAGCGACAGCACGTTACTCGTGCTGTACGACTGATCGGAGCGCGAAGTGTCGGTGGTACCGTTGGTCTCGATGTTCGGCCGCCAATCGCCGGATCCATTGCGTCGGTACGAAACGCCAGCGACGCGGGCAGCCGTTCCTGTCGGTGTGCCTGATGGCGCGTGCAGCAGCATCGCGAGCCGCGTTGGCTGCGAGTTCGTGATCGACCCCGACTCGGTCAACCGAGTGACGTGCAGCTGGAGGACGTACTCGGCGGTCTCGTCGTAGGCAGCGTCGAGCGATGCCAGCGTGATCCACAGGTGCGGTGCGGAGTTCGCCGAGGTGGTGAGCGTCGTCGAGAGCGAGGCGTCGTGCAGGATGCGGACGCCACCGCCGCCGTCGTCGCCGACGTCGGACGCGTTGCGCCGGAAGTACCCGGGGGCACCGTCAGCGGCGGTGACGTTCGCCTTGTTCCACGTCAGGCCGCCGACGCTCACGGTGCCGTCACCGCCGCTCGTGAAGTCGGTCGACGACCACGCGCCCATGTCGATGTCTTGCACGGTGGACCACCGACTCGCGTCCGAGTCGAGGATCGTCAGCAGCGAGCGCGATGCCACCGTCGTACCGTTGTCGCTGAAGACGTGCACGTCAGCAGCCGAGCCACCGCCGGCGATGTCCGCCGCATCGCCCGAGCTGTTGGCGGCGCGCCCGACGATCGAGCGCGCTGTGTGGCTGCCGAGCGGGATCCCGTTCGCGCTCGCGGCCGACGTGAGCGGCGACCAGCCCTCGGCGAGCGAACCGGTCTCCTTCACGTAGATCGTTGTCCCGACGCCGCCGTCTTCGCGGATGTAACGGGCGCCCACGGGCGCCACCACGACGCCTTCGGGTGAACCGGTGCCGCGGTAGAGGTCCTGCAGCGCCTCCTGGCACGCGATCATGAAGTCGTCGACCAGCGTCGGCCACGCTGCGACAGCTCGGGTCGCCGCGTCGCTCTCGTCGTACTGATTGGTCGCGTCGACCTTCGCCTCGAGCAGCGCCGCATACGCTGCCAAGAACGAGGCTGGGAGGACACGGAGATTGACGCCGGTTTCGCTGGCCATCAGAGCACCTCGATTCTGCTCGCATCGGAGCGGAGGATCTCGCCCTCGGCGACGGTAATGTCAGCCGAGGAGAACGTCGGGATATCGCCGGGGGCTGCCGTCGTGTCGGTCTCGATGGCGAGCGACACGATGCCGGGGACAGCGGCGGCGACCGGCTGCCCGAGACTGAAGCGGTAGAAGTCCTGCCCGAGCTGCAGCTCGCCGCCTCCGCCGTCGCCGAGCCACGACGCGATCGCGTCACGGATCGTCGTGAGCGGAGTCCCGCTCGAGGGGTATCCCTCGCCGCCGACGACAGTCACGCGGAGATGCAGGTAGAGCACCGTCGGGCGCGTGAAGCCGATCGGGTGGAGCCGGCCATCGGCGCCGCGCACGTTGACGGTCGTCGTTCCGTACGCGGCGATTCCCATCGGCTTCTGCGACCAGATCAACTCCGCGATCTCGTCGTCGTCGCCACCGAGCACGAACGTCTCGAAGCTGTGAGCCGGTCGCAGCCCGACGGGCACGCTCGACTCGTTCTCGTAGACGCGAGCGATCTCGACGCCGTCCGGGCCCGACTCACTCATGAGGCGCGCCGCGATCGCGTCGGGGCTGCGTGCCGCGTTGGCGCTGAGCGTCGCCCAGTGCCGAGCCTTGAACTCCTGGTCGGTTTCGACGGCGCGCCCGACCACCGCGTCGGCTGTGTTCGTCACGCCGACGAGCCCGGAGACCGGCGTGTTGATCGTGGCGATCGTCGTCGCCAGCGCCTGGATGACTCCGGTCGCGGTCGCGGTCGCGGCGACGCGCACCGCGGGGAACGTCGTCAGCCGAGCGCCGGACGACACGGCGATCGCCGTGTCAGACTCGACGACGATCCGGGCGCGCCCGTCGGCATCGTCGCCGCCGTCGTAGGCGGTGGTACCGTCGCCGGCGAGCTCGGCGATGAGACCGTCGACGATCTCGTCGCGCGTGGCCGAGCCGTCCGCGGAGTACGTCGAGACGACCGCGTCGACCGTGATCGCGTAGTTGACCGAGTTCGCGATCGTGTCCACCCGGACCACCCACACGAGGTCACCGGAGCCGATCGTTGCCGCCGCGTCCGTCCCGAACACACCGCCGACCGCGGTGCGTGCCTGGGTCCCGCTCGGGACCACCGTCGCGTCCGTGCCGTACAGGACCAGCGACGCCGTCGACGCTCGCGCGGTGAGTCGCCGACGCGCGAAGATGTCGAGGCAGCGGTCGACGAACACGCCCCGCGACTGGCGGAGGTAGGCGTTACTCGAGCTCGCGCCGGAGCCCTGCCACGACAGCGCGAGCAGCAGCGCGATCGTGTCGATCATCAGCCCGTCGGGGCAAGCCGAGTCGGTGCGCGCGTCCTCGCCGTACACGCCGCGCCACAGCTCGACGACGCGAGCGCGGGCCTCGGGAAGGCGGGGGACCGAGAACCCCGCGTCGGTCACCGTGAACCCAGCCATGGCTACTCCGCCCTCCGGGTGAAGGTGTCGGACAGCCGCACGCGCCGGCGCTGGTCGCCGAGGTCAGCGAGGAGCGACGCCTCGACGGAGCCGCGCCGCGTCGCGGCGTCGAGCGTCAGCTCCCCGATCTCGGCTGCGACGACGCCCGGCACCGCGAGCGCTTCCTCGGCCAGGGCCTGCTCGATCCGCTGGGATGGCGTGCCCTCCTGCAGGAGACCAATCCAGTCGGCGCCAGCGGACGGCGCGAGAATCACCTCGCCCCGGATGATGCGCCACCGGCAGCGCACCGCCTGCAGGATCTCCTCTTCGCCGGTGACGCGAACGAACGAGCCGCCGACGCGCACGAGCTCGCCGGTCTCCGGGTGGGTGCTGAACATCGACACCCGGAGATGCTAGCCGGATCACAACGCGCGGACCCGGGTCGCCGCAAACTCGGCGAAGGGGTGGGCTCCGAGGTACGCCAGGCAGGCGTCAGCTTCGACCTCGCCCGCTGCCGCGCCGACGTTCGCCGATCCGGCGATGTTCGCCGCGGTGAACATCGCGACCAGGTACGCGTGGATCTGGTCGGCCAGCGCGACCGCCGACACGGCCGCCGCGCTGCCGAGGAGCACGGCGTCGGAGGTCAGCGTCGCGACCGCAGCCGCGCCCGCGTGGGTGAGCGCCAGCGTGTTCGTCCCGTCCTCGCGGCCGACCTGCATCGCGGCCGCAGCGGCGATCGGCGGGGGGCGGACGAGCGGCCCTAGCCCGGGCACGAACGCCGCATCGATCAGCTCGTGGCTGCGGTCGCTCGTGAGCGGTACCGTCCCGCCGGCGACGAGCCACGGGTCGATCCCGCGGTGCGAGAACAGCAGGATCCCGGGGTCGTTCGGGAGCAACGTCCCGGACACGCCCGACCCGCCGCCACGCAGCCACGCAACGTGCACGTTCGGGAGGATCGTCGGCGGGTCGACGAGGGTACCGACCGGCGTCGGCGTCTGGCCGGTGAGACCAACGCGGACGTAGGCCCGACCGGTGGCGCTGTCGTAGCTCACCACCTCGCCGGGGAGCCACGTGCGCGCGCGCGCGAGTATGGCCCGCTCGAGGGCCTTCACCTTGTCGAGCTCGGTCGCGTCCGTCACGCCGCCTCGCGCTCGAGGTCGGACACGAGCGGCAGCCGGGACGCGAGCGCCTCCGCCTCGCGGATGACGGAGTCGAGGATCTCCTGCTGGTGCCTCACGAGGAAGCGCACGGCCGCGGACCATCGGCTGATGCGCCCGGTGAGCCACCCGACGCGGCGAGCGTTCCCCCGCTTCTTCGCCGCGGCGAGCCGCCGACGGAAGTCGTCGACCTTCCCGGACATGTACCCGATCAGCATCGTGACGCCGCGGCGGGACAGCCGCTCGAGGATCCATCGGCCGATCCGACGAGCGAGGAGGAGGAGGCGCTTGGCGATCGTGGGCATTGCGCGAGCGTGCCAGCGCGCCGCGCGGCGAGTCAAGCCGCGATGACTCGGCCGCGATCGTCGTAGAGCGCGTCGGGATCCCACGAACGCGGGATCGGCAGCCCGCCGCCGGCGCTCGTGTTGTAGCCGATGCGAACCGGGACGCCGACACGCTGCAGCTCGAGGACGGTCGCCTTCACGATGTGCAGCCACACCGCCGCCGAAGTGTCGACGCGGCGATCGGCCGCCCACACGCGGTGCGGCACGACGACGCACGAACCGCCGGCTTCGACGACGTCGGCGACCGCGTCGGCGAACGACGCCCGACCGACGCGGATCAGCTCGTCGGTCAGCGTCTCCTTGTGCCCGCAGTCGAGCGCCCAGCCGTTGCCGAGGTTGCCGCCGTTGCCGTGCGCGGTGCGGAGCGTCGTCGGGTGATTGCGGATGTTCCCCGCGCGGCGCGAGCCGATCCGGTGGTACGGCGCCCGGCTGTACCGCTCGAGGAGGGCGAGGAGGAAGCTCGAACCGCCGAGGTCCGTCGGGTCGGGCAGCTGGCGGACGAGCTCGGCCGGGACCTTCCCCTGTTCGAGCCACCGTCGCCACCGCGCAACCGCCTGCTTTGCCACGCCGAAGCCGCCGGCGACGTCGCTCACGTGTGCGGTCAGCACGGTGACCGACGACGCATCGCGGATCGTTGGAACGTGCTCGAGGTCCACCGGCATCGACGTGGTGTCGAAGCCGAGGACCTCCGGTGTCGTGCGCTGTTCGAGGTGGTCGCCGGTCAGCTTCGCCGCGGCTTCGAGGAACGCGCGCAGCATGAGGCTGCTGGTGGTGAGCATGGCCACCACCCTACGCGGGTTCACACGACGACGTCGACGGCGAACCGCTGCGCCTCGAGCCCGAGCGCCAGCGTTCCACCGACGGACAGGCGCGCCGACGATCGCCGCGGCGTCAGGTACACGCCGCGCGCAATCGCTTTGAGCAGGCGGCGACGGTGCCGACGGCGACGTCGGGCAGCGCGCCATCCGACGCCGCTGGGCACCTGCTGCAGCCGCGGGATCGCCGGCTCGCTGCATGTCACCTCGACCGACGTGCCGGGATCCGCCGTGATGACGAGCCCGGTCGGCATCAGCCGCGCGATCGCACCTGCGAGCGCCGACACGCCCTCCTGCGTCGACGGGTACCGCTCCGCCAGTACGTCGCCGGCGACGGCGCTCAGGAGGACCCCGAGCGAGCGCACCGACTCCTTGTCGCGGTCGGGCCCGCGCAGCTCGTAGATGGCGCCGCAACCCTCGCCCCATGCGGCGCACCCTTGGCACGGGTCGATCTCGTGGCCGCGTGAGCACAGCGCCCCGGTGTTCATGAAGGGGTGCGGCTCGTTGCACTCGTCGGGGCACTCGACGAACCGCCACAGCAACGGGTCCGGCGGTGCGGTGAACTCGGAGCCGATCATCGCGCCACCGCCCAGCGTTGCGCGGCAGCGGTCGCGAACCGCAGCGCCCGGCGGCGATCGTCGAGCGGTGGGATCGCGTGCTGCTTGATCGTCGGCATCGCGTCATGCGTGACGCCGTCGAGCAGCCGCCCAGCGATCTTCTTCTGCAAGCCGCCCCACTGCTTGAAGAAGAACGCGACGCCATGCTCGCTGCACTGGTCGCGCAGCCGACGAACCCACACGGGATCGATGGGACGCGCACCGGCCCCGCTCTCGCCGCCGACGATGGCCCAGTCGATGTGGCTCAAGTCGACGTCGCCCAGGTCCTCGAGCAGCGGCTCAATCGAAAGGAACCGGACGGCGGCGACGGTCTGGCGGAGCTCCTCGATGCGCGGGACACCGTACTTGCGGTCCTCGACGCTGACCCCAAGCCACACGTTGCCGGATGGCGGATTGACGTTGCCGTCAACCGGGCTCCCCTCTCTCACCACGGAGAACGCTCGCATCCGGTCTGCGCGCTTCGTCAGCACCTGGAACGTGTGCCACGACGCCGCGGCCATCACGTCGAAAACGTCGGCCACGTACTCGACGGGGACGCCGACGTGGAAGAGGTCCGACATGCTGTTGACGAACACGAGACGCGGCCGCGTCCACCGGAGCGGCTGGTCGAGCAACGACGGGACGAGCCGCAGGTCGAAGCCTTGTTCGTACGCGTGGCCGGGCGTACCGCGCCAACGCTCGGCGAACGTCTCGGCGTAGCAGTGCTTGCAGCCCGGAGATACCTTCGTGCAGCCGCGGACCGGATTCCACGTCGCGTCCGTCCATTCGATGCCGGTTCCGTCGCTCATCGGAGCACCCACCGCGAGTCCGAGTCGATCTGCGCCACGATGCGCAGCATCACGGCGGCGAGCTGCAGCGCCTCGCTCCGCATCGCCGACACCGATCGGGCGTTCTGCTGTTTGAGGATCTCCGCCTTGAGCTCCTCGAACTCCTCCAACGCGACGCCCAGCGCCTCGTGTGCCGAGTTGTACGGCGGCCACCGGTCAGCGGCAGCGAGCGCCCGCTCGAAGGCCTCGGCCGTCACGACCGCGAGCGACTTGGCGGTCGGTGCGATCGCCGGTGGATCGGGCTGGCGCATCGGAGGTTGCGGGTCCTGGCCCAGCACCTTGGCGACGTCGTCGGGGGTGAGCTGGCGGTGTCCGTTGAATCGTGGGTCAGTAGGGGATTGCATCGTTCGGGTCTCCGGGTGTGGGCGTGCCCAGCCGTACGGCTTCGAGCACGTGGTGAGGGTTGAGCCCGTGGCGACGCCAGAACTCGGCGGCGCCACGGGCGTGTCGTTCGGCGTGGTGCGCCTCGCACAAGGGCATCGTGTCGCGGTCCTCACCGCCTCTCGAGCGCGGCGGCTCGTGGTGCGGTTCGGTCGGCGTGGTCTGCCGCGCGCGCGTCCACACGCACACGCAGCACGGGAGTCCGCGGCATCGCCGGGACTGGGGCCCGAAGTCCCGCGCGAACGTCTCCGCGCGGCGCTTCGGGTTCACGGGTCGGAGTCGGGTTCTTCGCATGGCACGATCGGGGCGAAACTGACGAGCAGCGCCGCCGGCTGTCCGTGCGCTGCGGGGCGGACCTCGACAACGCGGACGCCTCCGATGCGGAGCTCCACGCGTTCGCGCGTCATCGCGGCGAGCTCGGAGCCCAGCCGCATCCGCCACGCGATCGGGTTGCGGGAGTTCATCCGAACGCCTCGCACGACGCCCGCTCCTCGGGTGCGTCGACGATCCACGGCCACCGCGGGGCGGCACACGTCCCGCTCCCGTGGCGCAGCCGTTCGTGCCCGGCCGGCGTGACGTCCCAGTGCCGGAGCCCAGCGGACTCGAGCCGACGACCAGCGAGGCCGACGCGTTCGAGTGCGAGGAGGTGGCGGTGCACCGCGTGCACGCCGATCCCGAGGAGGTGGCCGACGCGACGCACGGACGGCGGCGATCCGTACGCGGCGGCGAACGTCGCCATGGTCTCGAGCACGCGCAACGCCGACGGCGACGCGTCGCGCTCACGCGCGGGCACGGGCCTCCTTGCACGTGCGCGCGTGGGCCAGGTGAAGGATGCCGGTCGGCAGCTCGTCGCCGACGGGAGATCTGCCCACGAGGAGATCTCCCGTCGCGCTGAACCCCTCTATCCTCACGTCGGCGGGCGGGAGGGTGAACGACAGCGCCATGACCGCCGGGATCCCGAGGGCGTCGATCGCCACCCGGCGCCCGCGGTGGTCGGCCACCCACAGCACGAGCCCGCCGCAGTCGGTGCACCGCACGGCGTCAGCCATGGAAGCCTCCCGCCCGGCGCTCGAGGGCCACGCGGAGCGTCGCCCGGTGGGCCGCGGAGGGCACCGGGACGAACGAGACCGCGTGCTCGACCGCGTCGTCGATGCTGCCGCCGGCGCGCAGGAGGTCGACGCCCGCGCTCACGCACAGCTCGACGACGTCGGGATCGATGACCCGGGCGGGTCGGTGGCAGTGGTGGCAAACGCGCATGTTGTCCTCGTCGTGGTGGTATACGCCCGTTGCCCGAGCGGTCAAGCGATGAACGACAGCAGGAGCCGACGGAGTTCGTCGTCGGGCATGCCCTTGGCCGTCTGGATCCCGACGAGCTCTTCCGCGAGTCGCTCGGCCATCGACCGCCATTCGTCCGTGGGAACGCGGAGGATCGCGGACGCCTTCGTGGCGGCGTGCCGCTCCTCCGCGCGGATCTCCTCCTCGCGACGACCGATCGCGTTCGCGAGCTCGCGGTAACGAAGGCTCAGATCTGCCGGAACGAGCTTCGCCCATCCGTGGTGCGGTTCCCCAGTGGGCTTGACGACGACGCCGGGGACGAACGTCGTCGACGGCCCTCCAGAGACACGAACAAGCGCACCGACGCCACCGACGGCGAGCGCCTCGGTGTTGTCCGCGATCGAGTACCACGTCGTCGTGCTTGCGACCGCGAGCGTCCTCATGGGACCTCCGGCATGCAGCGCGCGGGCGCAGCGAGACCCGACTCGTAGCAGTGCCACCCGCTCGGGCAGTCGGTCGCCTCGGTCGCGGCGGTGCACGCCACGGCGCAGCGGCTGAGGTTCGCCGACGTGGCGCAGAACGTCGCGCGCCCGTCGGGGTCGGGCAGGCAGTCGGCGTCGGCTTCGCACGGCGCCGCGCAGAAGGCCAGGTAACCCGCGTCGGCGGTGTGTCCGATGAGGCACGTCGTCCCGTCGTCGCAGCCGCAGCCGGGCGTGCACGGATCCCACGGCTGGAACGTCACCTCGCACACCGCGGCCGCGCCGGTGCTCGAGGTGCTGCCGTCGTCCGAGCTCGATCCGTCGTCGCTCGAACCGCTGCCGGTCGTGGTGTCGGTCGTGTCGGTCGTGGTGTCGGTGCTGTCGTCCGCGGTGGTGTCGGTGCTGTCGTCGACGGTGGACGTCGTGGGCCCGGTCGTCGTGTTGGGTGGTGGGTCGGCCGAGCTGCAGGCCGAGAGGAGGGCGATGAGGGCAATGGTGGTCGTGGTCTTCATGGTGGCTTTCAGGCGGCGGGGCCGCGGTGGCATTGGGTGACGAGCCACGCGATCGCGAATGCGGTCGCGCAGCCAGCGAGGATGTGGATGGTCGTTCCGATGCCGAAGCATGCGGCGGACAGCACCGCGCCGGACAGGACCAGCGCGGCGAAGTGGATGCGGTTGCCGAGGATCATTGTCCGGCCCTCGGTGCGACGGTGCGGAGGAACTCGACCGCGCGCAGGTGGAACGCTTCGCGGTAGCTCGCGTGATCGATGCGCCTCCCCGACACGTCGTTCAGCTCCGGGCTGCGCTCGATCTCGCGTTGCTTGATCGCCTTGTAGGTGGCGACCTTCATCTCGTGGTACTTCACGAGCTCCTCGACGGTCATGCGTGGGTAGTTCATCGGGCGCTCCTCGGGTTGAAGCGTGAAGGCTGACCGGTGACGACGCCGCCCGTGCGGCTGGGCGTCAGATCGAGGACACCGAGGTCGAGCAGCGCCGCCGAGATGGCCGGGCGCCAGCGTGGCGGGACCGCGGACGCGTACCGCACGAGCCCCTCGGGCGTGACGTACAGGTAGGAGTCGAGGCCGAAGCCGACGTGCACGCGGGCGAGCATCCGCGCGCCGGACGGGACGAGCTTCACGCGAGGCGCCCAGCTGGTCGGCCCGGTTGTGACGAGCCGACGACACACGAGCTCGGCGAGGTAGCGCTGGTCGCCGGCGAGCGCGGTCGCCTTGGCCCCTTCGGGGGTCGTGACGTCGTACGTCATGGCCGCCTCGTTTCGACCGCGGCGCCGAAGCGCTTGCGGGTGCACAGCTCGAAGGCGGCCACGCGCTCGTGCGGCGCGACCCACCACCCGTCCGTGAGCGCCTGCAGGAGCTGCAGCTCCCCATCGCATCGGGTCGCGAGCTGCTTGGTCTGGAGGTCGTGCACGCCGTCGGCGGTGAACGTCCAGCCCTTCGCGGTCGCCATCGCCTCGAGCGACCGGCCGAACTCGCGGCAGCCCGTGAGCCACAGCCACGTCGCGCCGGCGACGAGCGGCGTCGTCAACCGCACGTCGAACTTGGCGTCGTGGTGGTACAGCCGAACGATGTCTCCACCGCCCTTGTAGCTGTAGTCGATCTCGGAGCGCATGCCCGCGGACGCGACGGCCGTGGTCGCGACGGGGAGCGCGGCGTCCGGGACGACGACCATCAGGTCGATGTCTCCGACGTCGAGAACGCCGCGTCGCACCGAGCCCGCGAGCAGTACGTGCGACTGCCACGACGGCACGCTTTCGGCCGCACCGAGCGCGACGCGCAGCGCGTCGGCGATCCGCATGCGCATGCGCGCCGCGGCGTTGAGTGCATCGGGGAGCTTCACGTCGCCTCCCCATCGCGCGCAGCGACGCGGATCTCGCGGGCCTTGAGCAGCACGGCCCACAGCCGGTCATCGTCGACGGCTGCACGGAGGACGCGCTCCGGCGTCGCGCCGAAGCCGGGCTTCTCGAGGAGGATGTCCGTGAACAGGCAATCGGCGTCGTCGTCCGCGACGGCTCCCTCCGACAGCACGCGGGAGAGTTCGTTCGCGTCGTCGAGCTCGACCGCGTCCGCGGGGCGTCGACCCGACAACGCGGCGGCCAGGTGCGACACGCCCGCGGCGGGTCCGCCGAGCCGGGTGGACAGCGCGGCGAGGGCCGCGGCCGTGGGTCCGCCGTGCATGCGCGCCACGTAGTCCAGCGCGTTGCGCACCTCCTCGCGCGTGAGGTTCGTGCCCGGGATGGCCGGCCGTGGAATCGTCGGGAATCCTTCGTCGATCAACCGCGCGAGGATTCGCTCGCACGCGTCGCGACTCGAGCCGGAGCTGAGCCGCTCCATCTGTTCGATCGACATCTCGTCACGCGCGACGCACATGATCGCGGCGTCGAGCGCCGTCCGTTCGGTGTAGCCGGACGCGTACAGCAGGGCCGCGCGCCGGGCGATGGACAGGAGGAACGGGTCCTCGCGGTCGATGAGGTATTTCGGGTCGGGCATGCACCCGGTATACGGGCGTTGTCCGAGAGGGCAACTCAGCCGGGGTCCGCGCCACCCGCCGACGGACCCCGGGCGAGCGCAGCCGCGGCAGCCACGGCCGCCCGGATCGCTGTTCGCCAGCGATTCGGGGGCCCGAGCGCGGCGAGGTCGTCCTCGGGGAAGTGCACGGTCACCCGCACTTTGCGCGTCGGGCGCGGCTTGGAGCCGCACGGGCCGAGGCACTTCGGGCACGGGAGGACCACCCCGGGTTGCCGGCGGCCGGTCCAAGGGCAGGAGGGGGAGGCGCAATGGACCGTAACGCGAGCCACGCCCCCGACGGTACACCTGCGCGGGGCCCCTAGAACAGCGGCCGGCAGATCGCCGTGGTGAGGAAGTCGCCGCCCCGGTTGTCGCCGGTGTGGCTGACGGCCTCGACCCGGTACGCGCCGGCCAGCTCGCGCGACACGACGGTGATCGGGCGTCCGAGCCGGGTGCCTGGGTTGAGGAGCGTCACGAGCCGGATCGCGCCGTCCTCGAGCCGCTCCGGCCGCTCGACCAGGCGCACGGTGCCGGGCTCAGCCGTCGCGCTCACGAGCACCGGCGGCGCCGGGAGGGCGAGGCCGCGCTCGAGGAAGTAGATCGCGCCGTCGTCCACCCACCACCCGATCGGGTTCGTGAGCGGGCCGTTGCCCGCGAACGCGTCCCACAGGTCGGCACCGATCGCGATGCCGCGCGCGAGGAAGCCGAGTTGGCTGAGGTCGGGCGCGACGCCGGCGAGGATGGCGTCGATCGTGTCGCGCGCGCGGCCGTAGGCGACGAACCCCCGCTCGAGGACGTAGGCGGAGATCGCCGCGGGCACCGACGCGCTCACGGACACGACGCCCATGCAGCTGGCGGCGTACGTCAGCACCGCGAGCGCGGGCGTGCCCGCGTCGAACGTCCGTCGGCACTCGGCCATCGCGATCGCGGCCTCCGTGTCGCCGACGTCGAGCGTCGTCACCCACTCCGTTCCGTAGTGCCTCGACCGCGCTGCGGTGAGGTTGCCACGGAGCAGCACGCCGGGCGCGAGCCCGAGGTAGCCCGCCTCGATCTGCACGAGCGTCGTCGCGATCACACGGGTGTCCGTGGTCGCGCCGACGGCCGAGACGTTCGGACCACTGCGCGCGACGGCGGCGAGCAGGTCGCGCGTGGCCTTGCTGAGGTTCGTGATCGACACGCGTCCGCGCTGCGGCTCACTCGTCAACGTCTTGTCGACGGAGAAGCTCACGTGCAGCGGCGGCGGTCCAGCCCCGGGCGCGTACGTCACCGGGTTGATCACGATCGGCGGCAGCCCGGACAGGGGCGTCACGACGACCCGGACCGAGCGGCCCCACTGCCGGCCGGGCTGGACGATGGGGCCCGCAGTCATGGCAGCTCGTCCGCCGTCCCGGCCGCAAGGGCGACCACCGCGGCGGGTCGGTAGAACATCCGCGAGAACGACGACCAGGAGAACCTGTCGGGCGGGCGCCCGAGGCCTTCGACGTCGTCGACGTACAGCTGGCCCGGCGGCAGCTCGTCGCGCACGATGCCGCCGAACAACGCCAGCCCGGACTCGACCGCGACGCCGACCACGACCTCGACTCCGGCGTCCGTCGAGATGTCGATGTACCACCGGCGATCGCGGACGTTCCACGCGAGCCGGAGGCCGTACCACCGGCCATCGAGGAGCTGGCGCCACCGCACCGCCGGACGGCTGTCGCGCTGCGGTGCGGTCACCAGGAGGTCATCGGTGCGGCGTGCCACCGGAGGATCCTACCCGGTCTGAGCGTCGCGGCGCACCTTCGTTACGGCGGCACGCACCGCACAGTCCTTCGCCTCGAGCAGCTTGCGGAGACACACCGTCGCCCTCCGGACCGTCGAGGGTGCATGCGCTCAGACTACGCCCATCGTCGCGAGGTCCGCGATCTGTTGCGCTTGCGTGCCCTGAGCCCCGAGATCCGCCTCGGCCGCGGCGATCTCGGAGACCGCGTCGGCGAGCTCCTGGGTGACGCCGGTCACCAGCGAGAACTCGGCCTTGCGCGCGACGATCGTGAACTCGAGTGCGTTCGTGGTCTCGCGGTTGCGCGGCGCGCCGACGCGGAGCAGGACCATGTTCGTGTAGACCTCGAGCGTCGTCACGATGTCCACCACCTCGACCCGCGCCGCCATGTCGCGGAGCTGTCGCCAGATCCGGAGGTGGCGGGTGATCTGGAACGGCAGCAGCCGATCGGGCGTGTTGCTCGCGATGACGACGAGCGTCACCTGTCGCGGGAGCACGATCGCGTGGTCGCTGATGATGGACGTCTGGCCGGGCACGCCCTCGATCGGCTTCTCGGTCAGCTGGACGTCGAGGCCGTGGTCCTCGGAGATCGAGCAGTCGAACTCGATGGACGTCACGCCGAACACGGTCGGCGTCGACCGGCGTAGCACCTGCGCGATGGTCTCGAACGCCATGGGGCCAGCGTACTAGATCGTGCGCAGGACCTGCTGGTAGTGCGCGAACACGGGCCGGTTGACGTCGTCGAGCTTGTCCACCACCGCGCCGGCGACGCTCGCCGCGAGGTTCGCCCCCGCGGCGTTCTGCAGGCCGGGCGGCAGCTCGATCGCAAAGTGATTCGTCTGGGAGAACGACGCATCGATCCGGTTGAACACCGCGCCGCTGAGCGGCGACCCGCCGCCCCCGCCGCTCATGGTCCCGCGCGGGGCGTCTCCGCCGATGCCGAGCGCCGAGCCGACGCGGTCGAGGAACGTCGGCTCGTGCTGGCCGGTGAGGCCCTCCCACAGCTTCCCAAGGGTCTCCTTGCCCGACGGACCATCCGCCGACCCGCCTCCGCCCTTGCCCTTGTTCCGCTGCTGCCGGAGGTACCGCTCCCGGGCGGCCGCGCGCGACGACGACCCGCCGCCCATCGCCGCGCGGTTCGCCGCCTGGATGTCTTCGACGATCCGTTTCGAGGTGTCCTCGAGCGCGGCCGCGATCGCTGCGCCCGCCCGTCCCGCGCCGGCGGCTCGGCCACCGGTCGCGCGACCGCTCACGGAGATCGGATTCCCGTCGGCGTCGCGACCACCCTGCACGGGTCCGCGCGCGCCGGTGAACCGCTGCACGGAGTCGACCAGCCCGCCGCCGTGCAGCCGCGCGGTGAGCTCATCGATTGATTCTCCCGTGAACGGAAGCGCCTCCCATGCCGCCTTGAGCGTGTCGAGCACGCCCACGTAGTCGAGGACCTTCGCGATGCCGTCGCCGATGCCTTCGTTGACGGTGGCGAACGCATCGGCCCACGCCTCGGCGACCGTCGTCACCGCCGAGATCGCAGGCTCGAGGTCGTCCGTCAGCGTGCCCACGAACGCGACGACGTCGTCGCTCGTGTCGCGCACAAGCTTCCCGAAGTTGCGAAACTCGACCACCACGTCGACCAGCCACGTCAGCAAGAACGCTCCGGCCGACACGATCGACTCGATGACCGCGGGGAGGTCCTGCTCGATGAATGTGTCGTTCTCCGCGATCCACTCGGTGGTCTTCCCGACCATGTCCGTGATCGCTGGCGCGAGTGCACCGGCGACGCGACCCGCGGCCGCGCCGATGACCGCGTCGAGGTCGTCGAGCGTGTCGCCCAGCGCATCGGCGGCGCCGACCGCCGACTCCGACATGACGATCCCGAGCTCGTCGGCGCGCTTCGTGAGCGCCCCGATCCCCGCCTGGCCCTCCATGAGGAACGGCAGCAGGTCCGCGCCCGACTTCCCGAAGAGCGCCATCGCGGCGGCGGTGCGATCGCTCGGCTCCTTGATCCCCGCGATCGCGTCGCCCAACAGCCCGAACTGCTGTTCGGGTGACAGCCCGTCGAGCTCCTCGAGCCTGACGCCGATCTGGCCCAGCCCGTCGACCAGCGGGCCCGTGCCCTTCGCCCGCGCCTCGCTCAAGCCCTTCTGGAACTTCCCGATCGCGCCGTCGAGCGAACCCATCTCGACGCCGGACTGCTTCGCCGCGTAGCGCAGCCGCTGCAGCTCGGTCGTCCCGATCCCGAGCTTCTTCGACGTGTCGGCGATCTCGGAGCCCGTGTCGGCGAATCCCTTCACGGCGTCGACCAGCGCGCCGACTAGCGCCTGCACCGCATCCATGGCGAGCGCCGCCGCCTTCTGGACGCCGGCGCTGATGAGGTTGCCGATCGCGACGGCCTTCGTCGCCGACGCTTGCCGCTCGCCCTCGAGCTTCTTCTGGCCCTCCGGCTCGACCTCGTAGCCGATGCGGACGATGAGTCGCTCGAGGATCTCCGTGTCGGCTGCCATGCCGGACAGCCTAGCAGCGCGACGTCAGATCGAGGGGAACCCCGGCGGCAGCCCGTGGTGTGGCCGGGGCCGGCCCAGCTCCTGGATGGCGTCGCGCACGTCGAGCGCTTCGTTCGCGTCGAGGACGTCGCCCATCGACCACCACTCCTCGATCTCGCGCAGCGTCGCGACGCCGCGCAGCACGAGCCGCCACACCTGCCACTCGTCGGCGGTGTTCGGCCCGTGGAGGTCGACGCCGTGCAGCCCTTCGGGCAGCGGACGAATCACCCCGGACGGCGGTTGCCACCACCGGCGGGCCCAGTAGGGCGGAGCGCCAGCTCGAGGGCGTAACGGGCGACGGCCGCCATCGCGAACGCGTCGGGGAGGAACATGTCGAGGACGTCGACGCTCGTCACCATGACCGGCTGACCTCCGCCGACGGCGATCGTGCACCGGCCGACGACGAGTTCGTCGACGAGGTCCGCCACGAGGTCGACGTTGACCGCCGCGAGTTTGGCCGCGACGGCGTTCAGCACCACGAACGCGGAGGCCGGGTCGGAGAACAACGCGGCCCACGTGAGGGTCTCCGTGTCGCTGACCTTCAGCCCGGCGCCCGACAGCAGCCCCGACAGGGTGGGCCCGAAGGCGCCGAGGATCTTCGCGTTCGCGCGGAACGCCAGCCGCGGCGGCGGGGCCTCCAGCTCGATCACGATGCCGTCGCCGACGGTGAAGCGCTTCGATGGACGGGACGAGCCGGTGGGTGTTGCGATGGGCACCGCGCGAGCCTACACGCCGCGCAGCGCCCACCGCAACGGGGCCTAGATCTCGCTGTTGAGCTCGACCGGATCCATGTCACCCACGACGCCCTGCCAGTTGGGCGTCACGAGCACCCACACGCGGGACTCGCTGCCGTCGCTCCACACGACGTCCGCACGCTTCGTCACCATCGCGCGCGCGCAGGCGCCTGCGGTGGTGCCGTTCTTCTCCTTGAGCACGACCGGGACGGCCAGCCGCGCAGCGAAGATCGACGACAGCACGAGGTTGCTCGGGCTGTTCGGCATCAGCGAGATCGTGATCGACATGCTGTTGTCGCCGTTGTCGATGAACGTGCCCAACCCATCGACGCCGACGTCGACGCTGATGCGGTCGGGCCCGATCGCGGTGATGTAGTTGCCCTTCGTGCGGCCGGTAACCTTGTGCGTGCCGACGAGGAGGATTCGATTGGAGGGATTCTGAATTGCGCCGTCGCCCATGGTGGTCTCGCTTTCTCTACACGGTCATGACGCCGGACACGGCCAGCGACTCGATCTTGCCGCGGAGGACGCCCGACCAGCGGACGCCCGGGAAGTGGCGATTCCCGCGGTCGGTCGAGGACTGCTCGGCCGCCGCCGGGAGGTCGGTTTGGATCGTGTCCGGATCGAGGATCCGATACGGGTCGTTCGCGCACGTCGCCAGCACGCCGAGGAGCCACAACTCGAGGGTGTCGCGACCTTCCTCGTCGTAGCCGAGATCGTTGTCTCGGAGCAGCTCGAGTCCGCGGATGCGAATCAGGTTCCGCACGAAGTCGCGGGCGATGATCAGGTCGATGGGCGTTCCGTAGGCGACCCGCGCCCACCGGCTGAGCGACACGGTCGCCGCCGGGAACCGCTCGAGGTAGGTGTAGTTCTTCGCGGTGAGGTTGGTCGTGTCCGCGTAGACCGTGCCGACGACGCCGGTCAGCTCCTTGTTCGACCAGCTGCGCGAGCCGGGCGCGGCGCTGAGGTTCGTCCCGACGAGCGCCGCGTCGACGAACTCGTCGTCGTTCCCGTGCGCGACGACGCTGGTCCGCGTGTAGCCGAGATCGTGGAGCAGCGCGCCGATGTCCGTGGTCCCGCTCGTGTTCGCGACGTCGTCGTCGTTCTGCGCGATGTAGAGCTTCGGGTTGGTCGGGCCCAGCACCTCGACGGCAGCCGCGAGCGCGCGGATGTTGCCCGGCGTGCGCGTGGTCTCGAGCAGGCAGTAGAACCCGTTGTCCTCGGCCACCCACGCGACGAGGTCCTCGGGAAGCCCGACGTTCGCGGTCGTCGCGGCTTGGGTGAGCCCGGTCCCGCTGAGGCTCACGGTGAACGGAACGCCGGGGACGTCACTCGTGAGGATGACGGTCCCGCTGCCAGTGGTCGCCGTGACGTTCGGCGCTTGCGTGCTCGCGTCGACGGCCGTATCGATCGCGTCGCGCAGCTGCGCCTGCGTGAGGCCGGTACCGTCGACCGACGCCGCCACATCGCCGTTGATCGTGACGACGTACGTCACGCTCGACGGGCTTGCGGGGATCGACAACGTGGTGACCTGGGCGATGGGCGTCAGCCGGCGGCCGATCAACGCGCGTGACGGTCGCTCGTCCGGCGTGAACAGGGCGAGGAGCGCGAGGTAGAGATCTTCCGAGCTCGTCACGCCGAGCGAGGCCATCACGGTCTGCCACGTCTCGGGGGTGACGGTGCGCGTACGGGCGCTGCCGAACGCGGTCGCCTGGTCGGTCGTCAGCACCGCCGCGACGAGCGGCACCGCGAAGTCGAGCAGCCCGAGCGGCGGGCTGGAGAGGGAGATCGAAACGTCGACGAGGTCCTCGATGGGCATGGGGTTCAGCTCTCCGCCTCGAAGGGTAGCACTGTGGACGAACCGCCGGGTTCGAGCACCGTCCCCTCGCCCTCGACGGTCTCGATCCACCCGACAGCCGTGCGGCGGATGGACGCGAGCCCGACGACGATCGTCAGCTCCTGCCGGGTCTCCTGCGTCGCGCGAGCGATCCGCCCGACGTCCCGCGCGGTACCCCTTCGGAGGATCGGGCAGCCGGCGAGGTTGAGGGTCCGCTGATGCTCGGGTTCGTCGATGCCGAGGTCGAGCCGGCGCATCAGCACCGCGGCGTCGAGGAGGTGCGACGGCGCGGCGTCGTTCTGCCGGACGACGATCGTCGTCGCGACGCTCACCGCGTACGTCTTCCGCGTGACGCGGTACAGCTGCCGCTCGGTCGGCGGGTCGGCGAGCGGGTCCGCGGGGACCACTTCGTACTGCCGATCGTGGTCGAGGCCGAGGAGCTCGGTGCCGACCATCGCGATTGCGCAGTACACCGGCGGCAACGCGGGGAGGTTCGTCGGCCCCCAGTAGATCGCCGCCGGCGCTAGCTCGGGGATCCCGGTGGGCGCGTCTCCGAGGACCGCGACGACGACGGACCGGATCGCTTGCTTCTGGGTTGGGCTGAGCATCAGGGGTTGGCCGCTCTGGACGCGGTCGAGCGCGCCCGGAAGGTGACCCACGTCGGCGTGCCGTCGGGTCCGCTGCAGATCGGGGTCACCGCCGTGACCTCGTACGTCGAGCCGTTCAGCACCAGCACGTCGGCGGGCAGCCGCTCGAGGTCGTCGGCCGCGCGGAGGTCGACGATATCGGTCGAGCCTTCGACCGTCCCGTCGTTCGTCTGACCCTCGGGCGCCGGCGTCGCGGTGGTCGTCGCGGCGTACCAGTGCGCGACGCCGGCGGTGTCCGTCGACGTGCCGATGACGAGCAGGCCGGCCGACCCCGCTGCTTCCGACGTCGTCGTGACGCCGAAGCGCCGACGCACGACGGGCACCGCGAAGCGGCGCACCGTCGAGACCATGTTCGGCGGTCCGGGTGGCATCAGCCTTCGCCCTTCCCGCGGTGCGCCCACCGGAGGCTCGCATCGATCGCGCCGGTGTCCACAAGGGGCCTGTCCGCGGGCCCGCGGTCGTCGGGGTCGTCGGGGTCGTCCTCGAGCGCGGGGTCGATGCCCGCGGCGAGCCGCTCGCGCATCTTCGCGACCAGCCACCCGCCGACCGCGCTGCTCACCTGCTCGGGCGAGTGCGCGCCCGCGATGCCCTGCCGGACGATCGCGGCGAGCGTGGTCCGCTGCTCGGCCAGGGTGCCGGCCAGGACCGACCGGCGCGGGACCCCGACGCCGAACTCGTGCCGGGCCAGCACGGCGGCCACCGACCCGCCGCCGCCCGGGTGGGGGCCGGTGGCCGTGCCCCCCGGCCCCTGCGACCCGACGTCGGTCGCGGTGCCGCCCAGCGCCTCAAGCTCGGCCAGCCGCGCCGACCCGGGCCCAGGCTCGCGGGTGACCGTCGCGCCCATCAGCCGTGCCTCGTCACTTCGGTGACCGTCGGTTCGGCGGGTTCGTTCGGGTCGGCCGCGGGCAGCTCGGCCAGACCGTCGAGGCCCGACTCGACGAACGCCGTCGGGGCGGGCGCACCCTCGACCTGGCGGACGTATCGGCCGGACGGGTCGCGGACGTACGTCGCGAAGTCGGGCGGCAGCTCGTAGCTGTCGAGATCGCCCTCGACCTCCTGCTTGCCGAGGTACACGCCGTCCTCGGTGTACAGCGTGATCCGGCGCCTCGGTGCCGACGGTGGTGCCTCCGGCGTGGCGGAGCCGCGCTGCACGGTGGCGCTGTAGATCTTCGTTGGGAGCTTCGGGACCTTCATCATCCCGCGAGGCTACTGCACGATCGTCGAGTTCGCGACGATCATCGTCCCGCAGCGCGCCAGAACGACGCCGCGCAGCGCCAGGAAGGCCTGCCCGTAGAACGTCGTGCGGAGCTCCGCCTCCGTGGGCGGTCCCGGCGGAGGGGCGGCGAAGCTGCGCGACGCGGGGCCGTTCGCCTCCGCGGTGAGCGGACCGCTGGGGCCGAGCGCGCCCGCGGCGGACCGCGTGATGTAGTGAGCGACGAGCATCGCGTGACCGTCGGATGCGTCGTCGCTCCACGCCTGCAGGCCGACGAACCTCGCCGCGAACACGGACCACACGGTGAGCAGCGCGTCCGGGAACGTCGCCGTATCGGCGAACTCGGCAGCGAGCGACCGGACCTCCGCGTTCGTGGCGAGTCGTGCGGCCATCGGTCAGCCCCTCGCCGTGTGGGCCTGCTGCAGCGACCGGATGCGACCGCGGAACGCACCGCCGGAGCGCAGGCTCGCCAGCGCTTTCTCGATGGCCTCGAGCACCGCGCCGCGCCGCGCTCCGCCCGACTCCGCCTCGAGCAGCCACCGGAGGACCTCCTCGGTGGACGTCTCCGCGATCGCCTCGATGAGTCGGCGCGGCTTCACGTCCGGCCGCACCTCCTCGATCTCGCCGCCGCGGATGCGCGCGGCGAGTCCGGGCCGGAGCTCGGGCCACATGCTCGCCGGGCAGATGTTCAACCCGGGCAGGAAGTTGAACGTCTTCGTATCCCACACGATGTTGCCCGCGGGGTCGCGGCTCACCGGCTTGGAGTGCACGCCGGGCCGGATGCCGGTCGTGTGATTCCAGATCAACACGAGCTCTTCGCGGGGCTTCGACTCGCGGACGAGCTCGGCGTCCTCGTCGACGTCGGTCGAGGTGTCGCCGCTCGGGTCGATCGGACCCGCGACGTCGGACGGCTGCGCAGCGCTGGCGCTCGCACCGTCGGCGCCATCCGGTTCGGTGTTCGGTTCGCGCGGCCGCAGCGGGCGGCCCCCTGAGGGGTTGGGTGGAGTTGCCATCGCCAGAGCCTAGCGCGAAAGAGGAGGGCCCGGCCACCTTGCAGCGACCGGGCCCCCTGCCCACACCGAGTCCGACGACCGCACCGACGACGCCGGGGGCCGCACCCGAAGGCTATCAGCTCGCGCCGATCTGATCCATGCGGACGACCGTCGGCGGCTCCTTCATCACGACGCCGCCAATCTTCGACTCGCACATGACCTTGATCGTCAGGTTCACCTGCTGCGGCGGGTGCTGCCTGAACGCCATCGGCACGACGAGGTTGAGCAGGTCACGATTCCGGACCAGCGCGAGCGCGCTGTCGGTCGCGAGGTTGCCGTCGCTCAGCGACGCGGCGAGCTCGTCGAGGACGTCCCACGTGATGCCCGGGTGCACCTTGCGGAGGAAGTCGAGCACCGTCATCCCGCCATCGCCGGCGCCGAGCCGCAGCGTGCTGATGAGGTCGTACTCCTCCTGCGGGATCCAGATGTTCGACGTTTTCCGGGTGCGGTAGCTGACCTGATTCGCGGTCTGGGCGAGCACCCGGTTATCGCGGAGGATCTCGTCCACCGACTTGTTCACCCAGTACCGCGACGACGACGCGCCGTTCAGCGGAGCGTCGAAGATCGTGATGTTCGGGTGCGTGACGAGGCCGGGGAGCGCGAGGTCCTCGCGGCCCCACAGCGCGGTCTTGTTCAACCGCTCGGCGTGACCACGGCGCGCGTACTTCGAGAGCGAGGGGTCGAGCTGCACGCCGGCGAACGCGGCCGACCGGAGGTCGTCCATCGTGTACGCGTAGCCGTTCTCCATGCCCTTGATCTGGCCGGTGACCGCCGCGCCCTGCACCTGGGCGAGCGGAGCGCTGCCCTCGGCCCACGCCGCGGTGAACTGGGCGATCGCGCTGCCGCTGTACGCGTACCACACGAACGACCGCGCGCCCTCGGGGACGCTCGTGTCGAAGTCGATCACCTGACCCTCCGCGAGCTTCAGCTCAGGCATGGGCTCCTCGTACGCCTGCGACATGACGAACTCGAGCTGACGCGCCGTCGCGACGAGCGTTTGCGCGTCGTGGTGGACGCGCGTCGCCTCGCTCATCGTGGAGTACTGGGAGGCCGCGGGGCCCTCCATGCTGATCGCCTCGGCGAGCCCGGGGAGGCACGCGAGGGCGAGGAAGAGCCGGCGCTGCCCGGGCGGGAGTCGGCTCGATGCGTCGTGGTACACGCGGGCTCGGATCTGGTCGTTCATTGCTTGGGTCTCCGTGGTCTAGTGGTGGTGGTGGTGACGCTCGGGCTCACGCCTACGCGCGGGTCATGATCCGGCCGACGGCCCCGGGCGCGATGACCTCGGCCCAGTAGAACCGCTTCACGTCGAGCGGCGTCGCGTACACGACCGCGGGCGTGGTCTCGACAGTGGCCGACACGCCCTCGCCGACGTCGGACACGGTGAACGGGACGCCGGCGGGGCCCGTGAGCGTGAGGGTCGCGGTGCCGCCGGCGGTGAAGCCGGTCAGCTTCCCGTCCGCCTGCGCGGTGGCGAACGCGGTGCGCCACGCGTCGCAGATCTCGGTTGCGTTGGCCGAACCGTCGGGGTTCGCCGAGAGCAGCGGGATCGACTCCTTGACGCCGAGCGCCGAGGTCCACTCGATGAGGACCATGAAGTCGAGCTCTGCCGCGGTCGGCGTCACGGTCCACACGCCGGCGACGCCGTCGACGTCCGAGCGGGCCTCGCCGACCTCGTCGCCTCCGCCGGTGCCGACGACCGCGAACACGACACCGCCGACCGTGGTCGCAACGTCGCCGTTGTTCCGCATGTTGATCGCGCCGTCGTACACCACGGCGCCGAGTTCCCCGATCGGGATCACGTCGGTCGCGGTCGGGCTCGCCGAGTCGGCGTTCGGGAACACCGCGTGAGGCGCGAGCAGGATGCCCCGGACGTTCGCGTCGCGGTCGGTGCTCGTGAGCTGGCGGATCGCCGGGATGCCGTCGAGCGACGTGCCCGCGGCGACGAACCGGCCGAGCGGCAGCGCCGAGCCGCCGGCGGCCTGGCTGTTCGCCACGGTCGCGGTGCACCCGGTGACCGTGGTCGCCACCGGGTACTCGATCCCAGCGTGCTGGAACGCGAGCGTGAGGACGCCCGCCGCAGCGCTCGCCTCCACGTGACCGTTGAGCGGCTGCGACGCGTCGACCTGGGCCTCGAGCGCGGCCGCGGACGCGGTGTCGTCCGCGGGCGCGCCACCGGTGCGCGTGACGGTCAGCGACACGATCACGCCGTTGGGCAGCGTGATCGCCACGGTGACCGCGTCGTTGTTCGTGTCGAAGCCCGCGATCGTGACCGTGGTGGTCTGCGGGAGCAGCGGGTTGCGGTAGGACCGCGCCTTCGGGAGATCCATCTCCGCGGGCGAGCCCTCGCGCATGTTGCTGCTGAACGAGCGGGTGAAGCCGGTAAGGCCGATTCGGTTCTGGATGCCCATGGGTGCGTTCCTCGTGCTGGTGGTGGGTGGAAGGTTCAGGCGGTGGCCGCCGGCTTCACGCCGCGCAGGCGCTGATTCATGCGCTCGCGCGACGCCTCGATCGCGTCGACTTCGGGCTTGCTCGAGGAGTCGACGCGCACCGACTCGACGCGCGCCGTGTCGATGGCGAGGCCGAGCGCTCCGCCGGTCGACTGCGCGTCGTGGTGCGTGCGCGCAGCGGCCTCGAGCCGCTCCTCGAGTCGACCGGCGGCCTTCAAGTCGCCACCGCGCGCAGCCGCGGCGAGTCGCTCGACGTCGTCACGCTGGGCGCTGTCCAGCCGCGTGACGA